CAAGCACCGGCACAACCTAGTGCGCCTGCCGCAGGAGCGGCTAAAGGAACTAATGTAGCAGGAAAACCTACTACAGCACAAGCACCACAAGTTGACAAAAACAAAGATGGCAAAGACGATGCTACAGGTGAGCCAATGGGTGCAAAAGTTATTCCAATGAAAAAGCCAGGAGCAGGTATTACTCCTGAAATGCAAAAACAACTAGATGCACTTACACCAACTGAGAAAAAAGTACTGGCTGGAGCAATATAATGAAACTACAAGAAGTAACAGGATTTAATTCACGTACAGCAACTATCCTTAACGAAGGATATCAAGACCTAACTGAACAACAAATACTTTATTTAGGCAAGTGGGAAAAAGAACTTTGGCCACTAGTTGAACAGTATACAAAATTAGCAGAACAAGAACTTACTAAGCAACAAGTATTAGACATCTTTAGCGGTGCTGAACAAGTTGCTATGGACAGCGGTGATAATAAAACAGTTGCAGGTAAAGTAGGTGCAGGTGCGGCGGCTGTTGCTAAACTACCTGTTGATATTGCTAAAAAGGTTGATGCTAAAATTAACGAACTAGGCAGATTAGCACAAAATGCTGGTCCAGTTAAAAACGCAGATCAAAAGTTTGAAGATCTTAAAAAACAAATTACAGCAAACAACAGTGACAGTAAAATTGTACAAGGTATACAAAAAATAAGTGACTGGGCAAAAGAAAATCCAGGTAAAGCAAGTATAGCAGTTGGTGTTCTAACTACTATGGCGGCATTTGCAGGTGGTCCAGCAGGCGGTGCGGCCGCAGGTTTAATACTACGTGCATCTAAAGATTTATTGCAAGGTGAAAAACTTTCAACAGCAGTTGGTAAGTCAGTTAAAACAGCGGCATATGGTGCTCTTGCTGGTCTAGCAATTAAAGGCTTAACTGACGGTATGGTTGATAACATTGCAACAGGTAGTGAAGCAGAAGCAGATGCAATGATGGACGGGTTTGCGGCAGATAACTTTAAATCAGCAGTAGACAGTGCGGCATCTGATGCCGGATTTGATGCAGGCGTACTAGATGGTGCAATGGATTATAGTTCTTCAGGTAATATTAATGGTTTCTATTACAATTATGATATGACTATGACTGCTGATCAAGTATCACAATATAAAGCACTTGCAAGTGCGGCTTCTAGTGCAGAAACATTTAGTCCTGAATATTATGAAGCGGCAGGTAAGTTACACGGATTCTTATCAACAACACAACAAGCAAACGCAGATTTATCAGCACTATCAGATACAATTAAAAACATTCCAAAAGAAGTGTGGACAGGCGATCAATTAGATGCGGCTATTGCTGTTCTTGACAATGCTGAAGAAGCAGTTCAAGCAGTATCAGCAGTTGGCGGCGCGGCAGGCGCGGCGGCACAAGGTGCTCTTGCAACAGTTGATGACAAAAACAAAGAAATGCACAAAATTAAGCCAATTGATCCTGATGAAAAGAAACAACTTGAATTAGATCTCAAAGGCGGAAGCGATGCAACTCCAGTAGATAAAGACTTTGACAAAAGTCAAAAGTTAAGCGACTTTGGTAAAGTTGGCGAAACATTGTCAATGGAAGAAAAGTATGAATTATATCTAGCAGAAGCAGATCCTGCACAAGGTGAATTACCTTTAAACAATCCTAATACACTAGGTGCTAAACTAAAACGTGGAGCAGGAAACTTAGCAGGTAAAGCCGCAGGCGCAGTAAAGGGCGCGGCAAGTTCAGCGGCAGGAGCAGTTAAACAAACTGCAAAAAATGTAGGTAATAAAGTTACTGCTGATAAACTTACTAAACAATGGACTAAGATGGGATCACCATTAGATTCAGGTAGTATTGCTAATATACTAGCAGATGCTGGTATGAGTAACGACCAAATACAAAGCATTGGATCAACACAAAAAGTAGAATTAGAACCATCTAAGCCCCAACAAGATCCTGAAACACAGCCAGATGCACCGAGTACGGATACAGCACAAAAAGGTGCGGATTCGGAACAACCAAGTGCTAAAACACCACCAGCAGTTAAAGATGCACCTATTAAAAAGGGTACTATAATGAACAAAGGTGGTAAAGATTACGAATGGGCAGGCGCACTATGGGTTGACACAGAAACAAATAAACCTGTTGGTGTACAAGCAAGTTTTGATATGGGATTACCAAATCCTAAATTTACTGCAATTCTTAAGGCTGTTAAAGCTGATCCAGAATTAGGAAAATTAGTAAAAGCACAACTTACTGCTAAAGGTGTAAAACCGGGTACTGCACAAGCAGGACAAGCGGCACAAGCAGGTGTTAAAGGAACTGAAAAACTTAAGACTGCTTAAAAATAAGGTAGTCCGCTTTTCTTTGTAGTTTCGAAATTGTCTTCAACCATTTTACCAATTATTTCTCGTTCTTCAGGTCCGAGATAATAGGCTTCTTCGTAGGTTAGACCTCCACGCATCAACCAACATAATTTAGTAAGTTCTAATTTAAACTGTTTAGATTCTTGTTCAAGGACCTTAACTTCTTCTAGGATCTCTGGGACGGTCCACGTCAGGATCCTTATTCGAAAAAATTCGACTGATCGAATGTAATTGGTACTTCGTAAGTTTCTGGAACACCTTGTAATTTTTCTTCGTCAGTTGCTTGTGCAATTAACGGCTTTAGTGTAAACTTGTCTTTTTCTGCTTCTAAGTGTTTTTGAATACTATTAAAAAATGTTTTATCTGCATTTTTAATAAAGTCAAGTATATGTGTTCTGTTAGTTACTAATAATGGATCATCATTTTCTTGTTGTATCTCAATACTTTTAATACCTTTAACCATCATGTCTACAGTTAGTTCAGTAAGTTTTGCAAACGAGTTTGTAAATGCTTGAAGTTTATCTTCTTCTTTCATTGTATCGTCGTTAACAACATTAAAGATACGTTGTTCTTCAAATGTTTTCAAAGCACCGTCTGTAAATTCTCTGTAATTTAATGGACGTAAACGTATTGTCATTTCCGGTAGCATTACAACATCATTGTATTCAATATTAGCAAACTGATCTAATAATTGTCTTAAATCTACACCCATTTCTTTTTCTTCTCCTGTCACTGGAGTTTTAATTTTGAGTGTCATTTGTTCGCCATATGTTGCAAGTCTAATAGCAATAAGACATACATCAAGATCTACACTAGGTAGTTTCCATGCATCTTTAATTGCAGGTATACAACTTTGAATTACATCAACTGTTGCTTGTCCGTTAAGTAACGCATCAGGAGTTTTAAATAACAGCTCATCTTTTGCTGTCATTGAATAAACTTCAACTTCTCCGCTCTCTGGAAAGTCAATTGCTCCTGCTGGATAGTGTTTTCCTTGGCTAGGAAGGCTAATATATAACTTAGATTGTCGAAAATACTTACTAAGTGGGTTTGATTCTGGTGATTTTATTTGTGACATGTTTTCTCCGTATAAATACATTATTAGTTGTATGTATCTACTTTATTTATATACGCAGTTAACTTGGAATAGTGATTAATGGCCGAAGAAGTAAAAATTGTTGACGTTGCCGGCGGACCTGCCGCAGAAGCTACATTACAAGAAATATTAAAGATAATGAAGCGCGGAGGCCAATCCGGGTCCGGCGGCGGTGGCGGCGGTGCAAAAGCACAAGACCTGTACACAAAAGCAGTAACACGTGGTACAACAACTACTAAAAAACAAACAGCAGAAGTCAAAAAAAGCACTAGTGCATTAAAATCGTTTAGTAGCGGTCTTAACTCAACTTTAGGTTTTGCATTTAAAGCACTAGGATCAGTACTAGGTGCTACCACAGGACAACTAACAAATTTTGCTGGCGCAGTACAAAATAGTAATAGTGTTACTGAGTTTCTTAGTCAAGTACCTATATTAGGCTCAGCACTTGGAAAAGCAAGTGCTTACTTTGATAAAAGTCTACAAACTTTCCAACAGTTAAGTGAATCAGGTGCTGGATTTGGTAACAATATGTTAGCAATGCGACAAGCATCAGCAGAAGCAGGTCTTAGTTTAGATCAATTTGCAGATATGGTTTCATCAAACTCAACTAACATGACTTTGTTAGGCGGAACAGTTACAGGTGGTGCACAGCGTTTAGGTAAATTAACCAAATCACTTAGAAGTGTAGAAAACGGTATGTTTGGTTTAGGTTTCACACAAGAGTCATTAAATGAAGGCATGGCTGATTATATTGAAAACCAAGCAAGAGCAGGACAACTTAGAGGAAGATCAGATGCATCATTAACAGCTGGTGCTAAAAGTTATCTACTAGAAATAGACAAACTTGCAAAAGTTACTGGTAAAAGTAGAAAAGCATTACAAGACGAAATAAACGGCAGAATGGAAGCGGCAAACATTAACGTGCTTGCGGCTCAATTAAGTGGCAAAGGATTAGAAAACTTCCAAAACAACTTACAATTTTCTTCTGATATTATGGGCAAGTCAGGACCAGCATTTAGTGATGCATTAGGTGATATGGCTGACGGTGTTTCCCAAACACCACTAGCACAATATTTAGAAGCAAACGTATCCGGTCTAAAAGAATTACAAGTAGCAAACGCAACAGGAGCAATTAGTCAAGAAGAATATAAAGCTCGTCTAATGAAGATGCTTCCAGAGATTACTAAATTAGCAGATGGTATGAAAGCGGCGGGCGTAACAGCATTGGCCCAAACTGAAGGCATGGGAGAGTTTGTACAAATGACTGCTGATGCTAGAACAGCAGGTCAACGTGAAATAGATATGAGAAAAGCCGCGGCTGAACAAAGTAAAAAAGATTCTGTTACTGATGTGTTCGCTAAGTTTAGACAAACTATACAAACTATTAGAAGTAACATTGAAGAAGCATTACTTAAATCAGAAGTAATGGAAACACTAGGTATTGCATTAACAGGTATAAGCAATACACTTATAGAAGTTACTAAAGGAATTACTGAAAATGTTACAAGATATCTTAAGAGTGATCAGTTTAAAACAGATGTTGAAAACTTTAAAAATAAAATAGTCGCAATGGCCGTAAAAGCACAAAGTATGGTCAAATATTTAAGATCGGAAGAGTTTAAGAAAAAGTTTGATGACTTTATGGCAAAAATTGGTGAAGGTGTAAAATCAATTAAGGGATTTGTTGCTGATGTTACAAAGTTAGGATTGAACGAAGCTATTGCAAAAGCACTAGGTGGTGCAGAAGGTCAAACCATTGGTGATGTTGTTAAAGATAAATTTAGCGAAATGATCGGCGGCATTGATTTTTCAGGTATTGCTGTAAAGTTAGGACTTGCTATTACTGGACTGTTTGTAGGCGCAAAAGTTATTGGCGCAATGACAAAAGGTGTTGGCAGTATGTTTGGCGGATTATTTGGCGGTACTAAAGGAGGTCCTGTTAAAGGTCCAGCAGGTGCAGGCAAAGCAGGTAAAGGTGTTGGAGACTTTGTTGGCAATGTAGGCGGTGGTGTTCTCAAAGGCATCGCTAAAGGATTAGCGGCATTCGGCAATCCACAAGTAGCAATAGGTGGCGCAGTACTAGCAGGAGTTATTCTTGTTATTGGCGCGGCAGTTGCAGGTGCTACGTGGTTAGTAGGTAAATCATTACCAACGTTTGCAGACGGCATGAAGTCTTTTGAAGATTTAGACGGTGCTAAACTTTCAGCGGCAGGAAAAGGTATGCTTGCAGTTGCAGGAGGCATGGCGGCATTTGGTGCAGGAACAGCAGTTGCAGGACTAGGAAACTTAGTAGGCGGAATAGCAGACGGCATTGGTGCATTATTTGGTGCTGAAAAAGCAAATCCATTAGATCAACTATTAGAATTTCAAAAATACACAATTGATGAAGCAAAAGTCAAAGGCAATGCAAACGCACTAGTTGCATATTCAACTGCAATGGCCGCATACGGTGGCGGTACAGCGGCAAGTGGATTAGGTACTTTAGTAAGTGGGTTAGCAGGTGGCATTACATCATTCTTTGGCGGTGAAACTGGCATACCATATGATGATATAATTAAATTCCAAGGTTATGCTTTTGATACAGAAAAAGTAAAAGCAAACGCGGCCGCAATGGTAGCATTTAACGAAGCATTAACTTCTAATTCAAGTGCAGGCGCAAAAAGCGGTGTAGGAAATGCAGTTGGAGCAATTGGCAATGCTATTGCAGGATTCTTTGGAGCTAAAACACCATTTGACAAAGTAAAAGATTTTGGAGCAATGGAATTAAATGCTGAAGGTGTTAAAACAAATGCTGAAGCAATGGTTCACATGGCAAATGCTCTAAACTCATTTACAAGTGGAGAAGCAGGAGAGATTGAAATCTCTAAAAAAACTGTTGCATCATTAGAACGTTTAGCTGGCATGGATAGCACAGGTATTGGTACATTATCTACTAACTTGCAAAGTATTGCTTCAATAACAGGATTAGATACAAATATTAATTCGCTCAATTCACTTGACACAGAGAGCATAACCAATTATAATAAAGCAATGAAAGAATTAGTAGAAGTATTAGGTGAATTAAATACCGAACTTGCTAAAGATAATAAACTTGGTTTTGGTAGTGGAACTAATGCAGGTGATGTTGTAGCTAAAATGGATACAATTGGCGGCGGTGGATCCGGCACTGGTAGCTCAGATCAGCTAGAACGGTTAAATATGTTAGTAGGAAATCTTGAAACAGTAATGAGAGAAGTGAGTACAAATACCAAAGCGACTGCTACTAACACTAGCGGGAACATTTACGGTTAGGAAATTATATGAGTTGGAAAAAGCATTTTACACCAGTTAAAACTGGTAATAACACAGAAGGAAGCTACAGTCCGTTCACTGCAAGAAATGGTGGTGGTGGTCAAGCTGGTCCTGCGCGGTCTAACTATTCATCATATTTGCCAGACGTATACATAGGTAGTCCAAATCGTGTTGAACGTTATGGTCAATATAATACAATGGATATGGATAGTGAGGTAAATGCCGCACTTGATATCCTTGCAGAATTTACTACACAACAAAACAAACAAAATAAAACTCCGTTTTTAGTTGACTTTAAAACTAAAGCAACAAATTCAGAAATTACAATTATATCGCAATACTTACAACAGTGGAGTAAATTACAAAACTTTGAAACACGTATGTTCCGCTTAATGCGTAACGTGTTTAAGTATGGTGATGCATTTTTTGTAAGAGATCCAGAAACTAAAAAATTGTTTCATGTTGATCCTGCAAAAGTTACAAAAATTATTGTAAATGAATCTCAAGGTAAAACACCTGAGCAATATCTAGTAAAAGACTTTAATTTAAACTTTGCTGAAATGGTAGCAACAACACCATATCAAACAACTGGTCAAGGATCAGGAGGCACAGGCGATGCAGGTTACTTAACTGGTGGCGTTCGTGGCATGGTTGGTAATTCAAGTACAAGTGCAGGCGGCGGACGTTTTCAACAAGGCGAAAATGAAATAGCTGTTGATGCAGAGCATATGATACATTTAAGTTTATCAGAAGGATTAGATTTAAATTATCCGTTTGGTAATAGTTTATTAGAAACAGTATTCAAAGTATTCAAACAAAAAGAATTGCTCGAAGATGCGATTATTATATATCGTGTGCAAAGAGCTCCAGAAAGAAGAGTATTCTACGTTGATGTGGGTAACATGCCATCACACCTTGCTATGCAATTTGTGGAACGTGTTAAGACGGAAATTCATCAAAGACGAATCCCATCGCAAACGGGGGGTGGCCAAAACGTTATAGACTCAGCTTACAATCCCCTATCAATTAACGAAGACTACTTCTTCCCACAAACTGCTGAAGGTAGAGGATCTAAAGTTGAAACGTTACCAGGCGGTACTAACCTCGGAGAGATAGATGACCTTAGATATTTTACTAATAAGCTCGTACGTGGCTTACGAATCCCTAGTTCATACTTACCGACCGGGCCTGATGATGGAAATTCTCAATACACTGACGGACGAGTTGGAACAGCATACATACAAGAACTAAGATTTAATACATACTGTGAACGTTTACAGAATTTAGTAGTTGAAGAATTCAACCAAGAATTTAAACGTTATGTTTTAGAAAAAGGTGTAAACATTGATACAGCAATGTTTGATCTTAAATTTCAACCTCCACAAAACTTTGCAAGTTATAGACAAAGTGAGATTGATAATGCAAGAGTACCTACGTATTCACAAATGAGTGCAATACCTTATATTTCAAATAGATTTGCAATGACACGTTTCTTAGGAATGAGCGACGAAGAGATTGCAGAAAACGAAAGACTATGGCGTGAAGAAAATGATGAAAATCTAGAAGCGTCAAATACCGATGCCGCAGGAGAAATGCGTGGTGCAGGGATAAGCGGCGCAGGTATAAGTTCAGACTTAGGGAACATTGAAGACGATGCAACAGAAGAACCAGATCCAACAATAGGTGGAGATGAAATGGCTGGAGCAACCCCTGAAGCAGGAGCAGAACAATCCGCACCTCCGGCAACGGATCAAACGATATAAATACTAACATGATACTACGTGAACTATTTTACTACGACAAAGAAACATTCGACACAATCGAAGACGATCGCTATGAAGAGCGAGATGATGACTCACCAGTTGAGTATAATGATACACGTAAGACACGGTTAACACTTCGTCAAATCAATAAAGTCCGCAAGGCATCTGAACTACATAACAGTGAACAAGCAGAAGAATTAGATTTTGTGCGTCAAATGTATGGAGTGGCAGCCAATGCCGAAGCGGGGGTCTAGTTGCCAAAGATAGACAAGAGTCAATACACTAAGCAACAATGGAAAATAGTTAGAGAAGAAAGACGCAACAAAAAGCGTGAACGTCTTATTCGTGAAAACACTGTTCCATTAAACACGTTATTGCAAACAGCAAATAAAGGTAAAATTGGCTTTGTGCTAGGTAATGGCACAAGTAGAAGTAGTATTGACGTTCAAGAACTACAACAGCAAGGTAAAACATATGCATGTAATGCTGTATACAGAAACGGTATTACTCCAGACTATCTAGTTGCTGTTGATACAAAAATGATACTAGAGATTACAAGTACTGGTTATCAAAACAATAATATAGTTTACACAAATCCTAATAAATCATATTCAGGTATAAAAAACTTAAATTTTTTCAATCCTAGCAAAGGTTGGAGTAGCGGACCCACAGCATTATGGCTTGCCGCACAACACGGATATGAAAAAATATACATACTAGGCTTTGACTACAAAGGTTTAGACGACGGTAAAAGATTAAACAATATCTTTGCAAATACACGCAATTACAAAAAATCAACAGATGGTGCAACTTTTTTTGGTAATTGGATGAGACAAACCATTGCTGTACTACGTGAAAACCCACATATTGAATTTAATAGAATAATATTACCTGATAACTATATACCTGACGAACTAAATACTTTTGACAATATGAAGCACATTTTAGTAGATGATTTTAAGGAAATATTCAATCTTTCCTAGCATCTAGTCAAAAAGGCGCAAAAAACGCCTATATCTACGTAGTTTTCCTTATAAATAGTAAATACAAATGACAGCCTTACCATAGGTAACAATTTTATAGGAGAAAACAATGGCAGATCGCAACAAGTTTGAAGAAATGCTTGAGCGCCTAATTGCAGAAGACAAAGCAGGTGCTGAAGAATTATTTCACGAAATCGTAGTTGAGAAATCAAGAGACATCTACGAAAATATTTTAGAAAATGATTTAGAAGAAGTAGCCGACGAAGAAGTCGACGAAACTACTGATGAAGAAGTTGATGAAACTACTGACGAAGAAGTAGACGAAGCAACTGACGAAGAAGTTGATGAAGCTTCTGAAGAAGACAAAGTTGATGAAAACTTTGATCTTGACGAATTTGAAGTTGAAGGCGACGACGACATGGGCGGTGACCCAGCAGACGATATGATGGGTGACATCGAGGATGCAGTTGACGGCGACGAAGGCGAAGAAGATGAAGGTGAAGAAGGCGATGTTGAAGATCGTGTTGAAGACCTAGAAGATGCACTAGATGATCTAAAAGCTGAATTTGAAAAAATGATGGC